CTTCCCGCCCTTGACCCGCCGCGGCTTGGGCGAGCCGCCTACCAGGTTCTGAATATCCCGCAGCATCCTCGCGTCGGACTGCGCCAGGGTCCGCAGGGTGCCTCGCAGGGTGGACGTCATCGACCCAGGCCGCTGGCTGGCGGGCACGCGAGGGGCAGCTGATGCCGCAGCAGGCCGAGCGGCCGGCATGGCCCTGCTGGTGGGCACGATGGCCCCGCCAGGGGATCGGACGATGGCCCCGCCGCGGGTGGTGGCGGCTGGAGTGGCTGTTTTCTTCGGCTTGGCCGCAGCCTTGCCAGCCGTCGCGGGCTTCTTCTTCTTCGGCTTGGCGGGTTCACCACTTGCCACGGGACGCTTGGGGCCTCCCTTCACCCCACGGGTGTTCTCAAAGCGGGAAACTCGCCCCTTTGCGGCGCCGATCGTGCGGGAATCGCCGTACGGATTGTCTTTCTCTATCCGGAGATTACGTGATAATTCCTTGTATTTAGTCTTCGCTGCGCTTGCTGGCGCCTTCGATGTGCGGGCCGGCTTGGCTGCTGGAGCCGCTGCCGCTGGAGTGGCTTTCTTCGCCATGGGCTTCCGTGCGGGCTTCTCCGCTGGAGCCGCTGCCGCAGGCTTGACGGCCGCCTTCTTCGCCCTTGGCTTGGCGGCGGTCCCGGCTTTCTTCGCCGGCTTCCCCTCCCCCGCCACGGGTCGCTTGGTGCCGCCCTTGACGCCTCTGGTGTTCGTGAATCGAGTTACCGCACCCTTGGCCGCACCGGCTGCCCGTGCGCTGCTCCACATGCTGCCATCGTTAGCGGCTGCCCTTGCCTTTCCGCTCAATTCTTTATACCTAAGTTTCGCCGCGCTTACCGGTGCCTTCGATGTGCGGGCCGCCGCCGTGCTGGCCTTGGTTGCACGGGTGGCCTTGGTCGTCTTGCTGGCAGCCGTCTCCGGTCGCTTGTTGCGCACCGTCCCCGAGGAGGCAAACCGCCCCCTCGCGTCGCGTTTCAGCTGCCTGGCCATGCCTACCCCGGTGACGTTCCTCTAGTTTGCCTAGCGCTTTTTGCGCTTGCGTGGGGCAAACTAGGGGAAACGGTTTGAACGATGGGGCAAGTACCTCCTGGTGTCACCCTGATTGATCGCGGACCCGGCAACGAACCATTTAGGGCCAGATTTCAACCTCTGGCGGGTGCCTTGGGTGGCAGTAGCAGCAGCTTCCGGGATCTGAAGGTCTACGAGCCTGGCATCGCCTGGACCCGCCAGGAGCCACGCTGGCGCCTGATCGAACAGTTGGTGCAAGGCACCATGGGGATGCAGGCAGCGGGTAGGACTTACCTGCCGCAGCAGCCCGACGAAGAAGATGATTCATACGCGATTCGACTCGCTAACTCTATCTGCCCGCCGTACTACCTAAGGCTTGAGCAGATGCTGGCTGGCATGTTGACACGGAAGCCGGTTAGGCTGAACAGCGTACCTGATGAGATGCAAGAGCACTTTCTCAACATAGACATGATGGGGCACGGCCTTGATGTCTTCCTGCAAAACATTGCACGGAAATGCTTGCGCTATGGCCATATTGGTATTTTGGTAGATTTCCCACGCGGAGACGAAGGCGACGACACCCCGGTAACCGAATTTCAGCGTCCCTACTGGGTTCCCTACAGCCCTCGCGATATTTTGGGATGGAAAACTGACGTAGTTAATGGCACTCTGAAGCTGACAGAGGTTCGCCTTTACGAAGAGCTGACGGTTCCCTATGGCACATACGGCGAGGAACAGGTTGCACAGGTGAGAGTGCTAAAGCCAGGATCGTTTGAGCTATTCAGATACCAGCCCAGTAAGTCGCGAGATTGGGAGCTGATCAGCGATGGTAAGACTAACATTGAAGAAATACCCTTCGGGATTGCATACGCTCAACAGATTGCAGTACTGGAATCAATCCCGCCGCTTGAGGAGATTGCCTGGCTCAACCTGCAGGCTTACCGCTGTCGGTCCGATCAGAACAACATCCTGCATGTTGCAGCCGTGCCGCGTTACAACCTGTTTGGCGTACCGGCTGAGGTTGAACAGGTAAGTGCTGGCCCCAACTTGGCCACGGCATGGCCTGTTGATGCACGGGCTGAGTTTGCTGAACCAACCGGAACCAGCTACGACGCACGATTTAACCAGCTTGATCGCATCAAGGCCGAGATTGCAGAACTAGGCATGGCTGCGGTCCTGGGCCAGAACATGACCAACCAAGCCGCCGAGGCCAAGGCGATCGACCGCAGCCAGGGCGACGCGGCCCTGCAGGCGGTTGCCATCGGCCTTCAGGATCTACTGGACACAAGCATGGGGTTCCATGCAGGGTTTATGAACCTTGCTGACGGCGGCAGCTCAGTCGTCAACCGCGATTTCGTGTCGTCGCGGCTGGATCCCGCCGAGGTTGGCCAGCTGATCCAGCTCCGCATCAACAATGACATCAGCCAGGAGCTGCTGCTCACACGCCTTGCTGAAGGCGAATGGCTGGGCGGTGATTTCGATGTTCAGCTGGAGATCGAGAAGACCGCACAGGAGAAGGCCAAGGTGCTCCGCGACCAGCAGGCTCAGCTTGACGCGAGTCTGGGCGGGCTACCATGAAGCGGTCCCCGCACGACCACCGATGGAAGAATCCCAGGCCTACGACGCGATTCGCAACGCAGTCTTTGGCGTTGCCGAGCAGGCCGAATGCTCGGTTCAAACCCTGATTGGCATCCTCGAAATCGTGAAAGCCGAGCTTATGTCCACCGTCATGGAGGACGTGCCCGAGGAGGGCGAGGAGGGCGAAGAAGGCGACTTCGTAGAGGAGGATCTAGCGGCCTAAACTCAGCGCAACCCGCCACGCGCCTGTGTCCGCCGAAACCACACCAGAAACCACGCCGCAGGCCACACCGCCCAACCCGCCGGTCACTGCAGACCCTGCAGCGCTGGCGGCTGAAGTGGCCCGCTTGCGCGGCAAGAACGAGGAGCTCCTCGCCGAGAAAAAACGGCTTGCCGGCCGCCTTGCCGACCTACCCGAGGACGTGGACCCCCGCCAGCTGTGGGCGGCCCACCAGGCTGCGGAAACGCAGCGGCTGGAGGCTGAAGGGAACTACGCCCAGGCCCGCGAACGGCTGGAGCAGCAGTACCGCGACAGCGAGACGGGGCTTAAAACCCGCATCGCTGAGCTGGAGGCTGAGATCAGACAGCTGCGGGTGCTGGGGCCAGCCGCTACAGCCCTGTCCGAGCACGTCCATGGCCCTGATGAGGTCCTGAAGCTTCACCTTCAGGCCGATCAGCTGGCCACCGAGGCTGACGGCTCTGTCGTGGTTGTGAACGGCTACAACCGCACACCGCTCGCTGAGTGGGCTCGCGCCACCTTGCCCCAGTGGCGGCTGAAGGCTCCTAAGCCGGCCGGCACCGGCGCACCCCCCGGCGGATCCTCCGCTGGCGGGGGTGATGGCGCCTTGCCGCCTGGGGCCAACCCGTGGCAGGAGGGCAACCTAACCCAGCAGATCGAGTTGGCCAATCGCGATCCCCAGCTGGCGATGAGGCTTGCCCAGGCTGCCGGTAAGAGGCTGGTGATTCGAGGGCAATAGGGGTGAGGCAAACTAGGGGACGGGAAAGCTGTGCCGACCCGGGGCCTGTGGCCAACAGCCAACCAATCCCCTGCCTCCGATGGCATTTCTATACAGACCGGATACGAAGATCTACGATCCGTTCTCAGACTACATTGACGAACAAAGCACCCTTCGCTCTAAGTTCGTCGCGAGCGGGCTTGTAAGCAACAATCCCGTTATCGCCCAAAACGTCACCAAGGGCGATGCTTTTAGGATCCCGAACTGGCAGCCCAACCTGCAGGGAGATGTCCAGATCCCCAAGGAAGGCAATCCGTTGACCGTCAACAAGCTAGGCAGCAACGAACAGAAAGGCGTTGTCTTCCACCGCGCTAATGTCTGGGGCTCCAGCGACCTGGCGAAAATGGCTGTTGGTGCCGAAAACGACCCGATGCTTGCCATTGCCCGCCGGATTTCGGACTGGGTGCTGTGGGCCGATCAGCTCGACATTCTGGCGACGCTCTCCGGCGTGTTTGGCGCACTTGGCGCCAGCAATGCCGGCGCCGCGTTCGCTGATATGTGCGTTGACGCCAGCGGCAGCGGCGAGACCGATTTCAGCGTGAGTCACGTTGTTCGCGCTGATGGCATCCTTGGTGAAGATGCCGATACATTCGGCATCATCGTTGTTCCTCCTGCGATTTACAGTTATCTGCGAATCCGGGAGATGATCAACTACGTCAGCGCCAAGGATCTGCCAGGCATCACCGCCAGCACTGCAGCGGCCGGAAGCATCACCAGCAGCAATGCCGTGGATGGTGATTTCTCCAAAGCCTTCAGCTCTAACGGGCTGGTGCCGATGTTCGGCTCCAAGGCTGTGATCCCGTCCGACAATGCCCCGCGCAATGGCACCAAATACGGGGTGTACGTGTTTAAGCCGGGCGCACTGGGCCAAGCCTTCCAGAATCCCGTGCGGACGGAAGGCGACCGGGACATCCTCACCGGCGGCGGCGAGGACATCCTGAAGGTCCAATGGGACAAATGCATTCACCCGCTCGGCGCCAGCTGGGTAGGCTCCATTCCCGAAGGTGGCCCCAGTGCCGCCGATCTGGCAACCGCCAGCAACTGGGCTAAGGTGTTCGACAAAAAGAACATCGGCGTAGCACGGATTACCTGTACTTGCCCTATCGAGCTGTAATCATGAAGTTTCACCTGGATAAACCTGTTTTTACAGGTGTGGTTTGCCGGTTCAAACCGATCACAACCCCCGTCGGCACGGCTAACGCCACCCTGACGGCAGAGCAGACAGTGGAGGGCATCGTTGCAATGACCCCCACGGCGGCCCGCACTCTCACCACTGCCACGGCCGCCGCAATCGTGGCCGCCATTGGCGTTCCCGTTCAAATCGGGACCACGTTCGAGCTCACCGTGATCAACGGCGCCAGCTCTCACGCACTCACGCTCACTGCTCCCACCTCTGGCGGGATCACCCTGGGCGGTGATTCGGCGATGGCCACTATCTCTGCGTCCACGTCGGCTACCTACATCGGTCGGGTCACAGGTGTCTCCACGCCTGCGGTCACGTTCTACCGCAAGTCGGGTTGATGGGTTGCTTTGCCAGACGCTGGCAGGTACTGCGTGAGGCTGCTGCACGAGCGGCGGCCTCCGCTTCCCCCGAGCCACCACAGCCGCCCACCAAGGCGGTGAAACCACAACGGGCAGCCACCAATGAGCAACGTTCCTGAGTTTTCTAACTTCCGCTACATCGCGGACGGGTCGGCGGTAACCCTTCCTGCCGGCAAGTTTTTTATCCGGTTGCTGGCACTGGAGGCGACCGTTCTCCATGCCGACACGGTTTGCAGCAGCTGCACCGATGGCCTCAGCGGCGCCCCGATCCCGGCCGGCACCGAGGTTACCGGCTATTTCTCGACCGTCCGGCTCACCAGCGGCAAAGTTTTTGCCTACCTGAGCTAACCGATGAGCGTTCTCCACAGGATCACGATCCCGCCTAAGGGGCGATGGGTCTCTGACCGCAGCCCCATCGCCAGCGACCTGGGTGAATGGCAATCATGCGACGGTGAGGCGCATGAGTTCCACGATCCGATGGTGTCGCTCACCGTCTCGATTGACGATGATCACACCTTGCATCTGTTCTGCGAGGCTGATCAGGTTGATGCTGCAGTGGAGAGGCTGAGGCAACTGCTCAGTGGCTGATCTCTCCGCCCAGATTGAGGCGTTCCTCAGAAATGCCCTACGCCAAAAGCGCCTGGAGGATCAGCGGGTCCGACAGGCGCTTCGTGATCTGCGGCAGGTGCTGGCGGCCGTGGAGCGGGTCGTGGGCGAGAGCGGCGTGGCAGCTCCACAGCCGGGCCGGAATGAGGCGATCGCCAGGGTGACCGCAGCCATCGCCCGCAGCGTGCGCGACTCGTTCGGGGTGCCCCAGCTGGCGGCCCTCAGTGCCGCCCTGG